CAAAGGTCTGTCAGGACGACACGACATTCCTTTTCCGTTTGAAAGCGAGTTTGCAAGTCGACTAACAATGGGCGACATTGCATATTATGACTACGGTGTTCGTAAGACAGATGCAGAACTTGGAAATGTTAAGTTTAATCATTTAAACACAGAACACTATCACACAGTTCCAAGACTTAACAAGCTGGGTAAAATTCCAAACAAAACATCGTGGGATAGTTTTAGTTACGCACTAATGATGGGACACAATGTTGAATGTCATATTGTTGCTGTACAACGTGCTCAGCAATTAATGGACATTGAATGTGAACGGTTCAAACCAGACTGGAGAATAAAAGGTGTTGAGGGTAAAAAAGAAAAAGAATATAGCGATTGGGTTCCAAACAAAATATTATATTTTTCTACATTCATTGAAGAATTATTCAACACTAAGAATAAAGCAGAAGCATTTGATATGATTGACTCTGCACAATTATTCTTAAAGAGTCTAGAAGGTGCTAGACTACAGGGAGGTCCTGCAGACAACGTGTTTAACTCTTTATACACTATTGAAGATTTAGCGCCTGTAAGAATTGGTCCAGACGGGTTGCCGTTGTTTGATCAACAAGACGACGATAATTTACGTTCGTTAGAGGAAGATATCAATAAGGAATAATTATGTACGAGAATAAAATTAAACATTTGGAAGAAGCACATCGTGTTTTGGATCAAAAAATTGATACTCTAGAAAAGAATGGCTTATTTGAAGATATTAAAATGCAAGAATTGAAGAAACAGAGGTTGCTTTTCAGAGACGAACTTGCTATACTAAGACGTAAGCAATGGGAACATGATCACGAAACTGTCGACTTTGATGACGAACGATGAAAAAATATATTCTAACACAGACTCAAATTAAAACATTAGCAGACATTGCTAAACGTTTTCCAGAGATTCCTCAATTTGAAATTGTTGAGGAAAGTTCTAGTGGCATTGGGTCTACCACAACAGTTCATTTTGAACTGTTGGGCAAGGAAGTTAAAGTTGACAACACTGATGTGAGTAACTGGTAATGAGTGACGAATTTGGCAGGTACGATGCTTTTACTAAACAGATGGAAGCACGTTTTCCAAAAATGTTTGCAGAACCCTACGGAGGCTTTGCAGTAGGTCCTGGATGGTGGTCCATCATTGAACTACTGTGTAGTAATATTCAACATTACATTGATTGGAAGAACAAGCAGTCAGAGGTTGTATCACAAGTAACCGTGGCACAGATTAAAGAAAAGTTCGGCGGCCTACGTTTCTACTACAGTGGTGGTGATGATGCCATTGACGGTATGGTGCGTATGGCAGAAAGCTGGGCGGCACATAGTTGTGAAGAATGTGGTGCACCGGGCAAAAGCCGAGGAGGAGGTTGGATTCGTACGTTATGTGATACACATGAAGCAGAGCGTCAACAACATATGAAAGAAAGGTTGGTAGAATGAAAAGAAATTACGAATCAGGCATAGCAGACAGTATTACATTCTTTACAGGTGTAGAGATTGAGCACACTCCTGCATATGGTATGAAAACTTTATTTGTAACAGGGGTACACGATGCCTATGTAATCATGGAACTTGCTCGCAATCATCAATGTAAACATATCTACTTTGGTGCTAATCAAAGTTTTCCTAAACTAGAATTCAACAATGCTGAACAATGGCGTCTGTGGGAAGACATGATCTATGTCTGCCTAGATGCAGACGATGAATTTTGGTGTACACTGGATCTAGACCTAGCACAAGTAGAAGGTCTGATTGAAAGCGGCCTTGTTGAGAAGCGTCAGTTTATTCCGCAGATTTCGGTTAAACTGCCCTATTTACAACAGCTGGGGTATAATGCTACAATAAAGATAGACGACAAAGATTTTAAAGCAACTAATCCTGGAGTGTGGTGTCATAACCTCCACGACCTACTTGGTAGAGATCGTTTTACCAGTTGGGATCAATATGGCAAAGATGAGATTATCAAATAATGGGAACAAGCCAGTATGCCTCAACCGCAAAGTCAGTTAATCGATTGCAACGTGCAATGAATAACTCCTCTTCATTGAATAGATCAACAAGACAATATGTAGAAAAATCTCCTATGAAATTAACATTTAAACAAAGAATTCGAAACTGGATAATGGATGATAGCGACGATTACAGTGGAAATGTTATTAGCGTTGACCGCGATGGTCCCAACATTCAGTCACAGGGATTTCGATTAAATGTATACGGTGCAGCTGGTGGAACTATTGTTGAAACCACTAAGTATGATCGTCAAAAGGATGATCATCGACACAGTCTACACGTGATCACCGACGACAAAGAGCTCGGAGAAGAGCTAGCAAAAATTATCACAATGGAAAGTTTGAGATGATTACTCCCACCGAAACACTTATTCTTAATATTATACGGCATCACTTACTTGGTAGACAATTGCCAAGTAATTTCGGAGGCGATGCTGGAAGAGCTTGTGAAAATTTATTAGAAGATGACGTTGGCATTTCTATTAACAGAGGATTTGGATGTGATATTCCTGAAATTGATTGGGAAGTTAAATGCCGTAAAGGCACAGCAACCAGTGCGCAAACAGTTACAACGATGAGACCTGAAGATATTATTTCAACACCTTATCCACTTTCACCGGTATACAACAAGATTCGAAAACAATTAAGGTTTACAACTAATGACAATGATGTTATCATTGCTATAGACTTATGTGACTTTGATCAGCCGCAGATTCAGGATTTGCTTAAAGCAGCCTACGAACACGCTAGGAAACTACTTACTGAAAATCCTCATTTAGAGTATACTCCTTATAGTGGCTACTGGGGATATTTTGAAAAAACTAAAAAAGATCGACCCGAACTGGATTTTAGATTAGCAGACGGCCAAATGGAAGACTTGCTTGGGATGACAAAATCAACTTTTAAGGACATATTTGCATATGGTAATTAAACAAGACATTCGCCCTAACAAAATGATATGGGTTACCTTTCGAAAAGAAGGCATTCACTGCTATCCAGCAGCCGCAACAGATCCTAATTTGGCAACAGGAGATTATTATGACGTATCGTTTCTTGGCACTCCTCATCGCCATATATTTCACTTTCGTGTATGGCTCGGAGTTACTCATAACGACAGAGATGTGGAATTCATTCAATTCAAGCGGTGGCTTGAACAACTGTATTCTAGCGCACAAAATATTTTGTCGCTAGATCACAAGAGTTGCGAAATGATGTCGGACGAATTGTATGACACTATTTCACAAAAGTATCCCAACCGTGAGGTTTGGATTGAAGTCTCCGAAGACGGAGAAAATGGTTCATTTATTAAGTATTAATAGGAAAAGCTACAATGGCTAAAAATTATAAAAACGTTTCATATTTCGAAGATCGGCCAGACATTGTTAAGGTGTTTGACGACTTAGAAAAGTTTAAAGACTTCTGTCGCTTTGAACTGTGTGATTTTAATGAGGCCGATCTCTACAACAGAGATAGTCAAGTGTGGAATAATTATTATTATAGCACACGCCCACGTAAGCCACGTGGTGAGTATAACAACAATCGCGGCGAATACAATCGCAGTGGCAACAACAACTTCCGTCAGCGCAATGACAATTTTTCTCGTTGATCTAGAATCAGTTGAGACTAGGTACACGGGTCAATGGAAGACTCATGTACCTGCACTACTACGAAAGGCTGGCCACGATGTCAACATTATATCAGGTCCTACGGATATTCCTAGTGCTACCACTCCTGGAGCATTTCTCAACTTTGGCGGCACAAACATCTACAAGGCTCGGCAGGTTGAGCAGATGGGTCGTTTATTTTGCAACGGAAGCGTTCGCGCCAATGATCACTTCGTATTTACTGATGCTTGGCATCCTGGTATCATCAATCTCAAGTACATGAGTGAGTTGTTGGGTATTCCAATAACAACACATGGTCTATGGCATGCTGGTTCGTATGACCCTCAAGACTTCCTAGGTCGTCTTGTTGGCAATAAGCCTTGGGTACGCAATGCAGAGAAATCATTCTTTTCTGCATTTGATCACAACTACTTTGCCACTGACTTTCATATAGAGATGTTTAACAGAGAACTATTAAACAATGGGTATAGTGTAGAAAATCCTTGGTATGAAGAAGAACTTAAAGAAATCTTAAACGGAGAGTATCCTAAGTTTGTGCGTACAGGATGGCCCATGGAATATATGCAGGATACGTTGGAAAACTATTGGACTACTCCCAAGCGTGATTTAATTTTGTTTCCGCATCGTATTGCTCCTGAGAAGCAAGTTGATATCTTCCGAGACTTGGCCACACACTTGCCTCAATATGAATTTGTAGTTTGCCAAGATACACCATTAGACAAACATGAATATCACAAATTGCTAGGTCGTGCTAAAATGGTGTTCAGTGCAAATCTACAAGAGACTCTTGGCATTAGCTGGTACGAAGGTGCTATAGTAGGTGCTATCCCTATGGTGCCGGATAGATTAAGCTACAGCGAGATGGCATTTGATACATTCAAATATCCAAGCGAGTGGACCGAAAGCTATAGTGCATACGAGGCACATAGGCCAGAAGTTTGTGCTAAGATTATTCAGTATATGAATAATTACGAAAAATTCTTACCTAGCCTAAATAAACAGGTAGATGTACTAAAAGAAAACTTTTTTAGTTGCAATAAACTATTAGAGATGTTAAAATAATATAATAAATGCCATCCTCGGCTCTAACTCGGAGAAATAAAATTGACAAATAAAGAAACAGGCCTAGACGCAATGGCAGGCGATGGCGGATACCGAGAAGGCACATTGGCAGGTGCAATCCGCATGAGAATGAGACGTGAAGGAAAACGTTTTTGGGCAGGTGACAACATTAGCGATTATGTCACTGACTCTCACAAGGCCAAATTAATCGAAGAAGCAACACCAGCATTTGAACAAGTGCTAGATTGTTTGTTAATAGATCGTGAAACTGATCCTAACTCGAAAGGCACGGCACGTAGACTGGCCAAGATGTACTTTAACGAAATAATGGCAGGAAGATATGAATCAGCACCAGATGCAACAGCTTTTCCAAATGATTCAGCCGACCGTTACGAAGGTATGCTTGTGGTACGTAGTGAGCTACGAAGTATGTGTTCTCATCACCACCAGCCTGTATCTGGGGTTGCCTACATCGGTATCATTGCCGCTAATAAACTTATTGGTCTCAGCAAGTATACCAGAATAGCACAGTGGTGTGCTCGTCGTGGCACTCTACAAGAAGAACTCTGCAATGATATTGCTCGCGAAATCAGCCGAGCAACTGAATCAGAAAACGTAGCAGTTTATGTGCAGGCCATTCATGGGTGTTGCGAAAATCGTGGCATTATGGCACACAGTAGTTTAACACAGACTACGGTACTCAAAGGATCATTCAAAGACGATCCTCATACAAAGAAAGAGTTCTTTGATAACATCAAACTACAACAAGAGTTTGCACCACGATGAGATACATTACCAACAAGTTTGATAGCGTTCGCTTGCCAGTTGAAGAGGGCTTGTTGGAATGGTTGCAGGCTCAATACCCTGCATCAAAATATCATATTAAAGAGGCCTAACATGAATTCAGTAGACATGGCTAACAATTTAATCTTTAGAGCAAAGAACTTAACTGAGTTTGTTGTTACTACAGAAGTACCAGAAAATTTTAGATTTAATGGTGTTGTTCCTTTTGATATGAGCATTGTTGATAGCCAAATTAAAGCCAAGGTCTGGGCCGTAGATTTTAACGAGGCTGCGCATAGACTAAATGAATTTTTGGAGGCCTGCAAATGAAATGGTTTCTAGATTTTTTAGAAAGATTAGAACGTAAAAGAATCATAATGGATCGTGTAAACGATCAACCATATCTTGAAAGATATTATGTCTTTCTAAAAGATAGAAATTGGTTTCCGTTTAATGTGTTTATTCACAAGTTTCTTAAATCGGATCCGGATGATGTTCATGATCATCCTTGGCCATATGCAACACTAATACTAAAAGGTGGATATTTTGAATGGACTCCTCAATTTGACAAACAGGGTCGTAAATTTAATGAAATATGTAAATGGCGAGGGCCCGGCCATTTTCGTGTATGTGGGGCTAACTCTTATCATCGTATTGAGCTTGATCCTAACATAACAGCATGGACCATGTTTATGCCCGGTCCCCAGAAGCGTGAATGGGGGTTTTTAGTAAATAACAGGTGGATTCATAATGAAACTTATCTATCTGAAAGGGCTAAAAATGCAAAAAGTTAATATGGGTGAAAAATGGCGTAGCGGCGACTTTGAAACTTTTCAAGTTATTGACACAGTTGTAATAGAAGATCAAACTTGGATACATTATAAACGTATTAAAGACAGTCTCGAGTATTCGTGTCTAGAAGAAAGTTTTATACATAGATTTTCTCGAGATACATCAAATGAACGTTATTAATTTAACCTGGAATTCACAGACTAATAATTGGTGGAATGAAAGTTGTGCCTTGATAATAGAACATTTTGGATTGCCGGGGTATCGATACACCACAGAAGTTTCTGCAGACTATATGAAATTTTTTTTCAAATCAGCAGAAGATAAACTCATGTGTGCAATATTACTCAGTGATAGACTATAATGAAATATCTAGTGGGGTTTGCAATAGGATTTTTAATGTGGGTAGTAATACTCAGTCTAACTCCAATGCCTGAATATAGAATATACGATTGCGGCATGTCTGAATGGCATCCTGATATTCCTCTAGAAGTAAAAAAACAATGTCGAGAACTCAAACACCAACAATGGAAAAAAGATAATGAAGGAAAAGTTCAAACAAACCTACATGAAGACCGCAAAGATATTCGCGGAACTTAGTCAAGCACGTAGATTGCACGTAGGTGCTATTGTGGTCAAGGATGATAGAATTATTTCAATTGGCTACAATGGTATGCCGGCTGGTTGGGATAACGATTGTGAGCACAAAGAGTATATGAGTGGTAGTGCTGGAGGTTGGTTAAGTCCCGAAGAGATTTATGAACAATGGCCATTTGAAGAAGAGGATATTGATCCCGATCTAGGATATGCTAGAAGATATGCCTTAAAAACTAAACCAGAAGTACTTCATGCCGAATCAAATGCTATTGCAAAATTGGCGAAGTCTAATGACAGTGGTAATGGGGCTGATATTTTTATTACTCATGCCCCTTGTATTGAATGCGCCAAACTTATATATCAGTCTGGCATAAATGGTGTCTACTATGGTGAAAACTATAGAGATGATTCAGGAATCAAGTTCCTTAAAAAATCAGGAGTTAACATTGAAAAATTGGACAATTGAACTACAAGACGATCCCGAAACAGGTGACTTGATATTGCCTTTCCCTGAAGATATGCTCAAAGAAACGGGATGGAAAGAAGGTGATGAGTTAGACTGGAAAGATAATCAAAATGGCTCTTGGTCTTTGACAAAAAGAGTGTATACTAGTAGTATGAATAATAAAGAAAAAGAAATTCTAGACATTACTCAAGAGGAATGTGCAGAAGTAATTGTTGCTATTAGCAAGATAAGTCGATTTGGTTTAGATAATGTCAAACCTGGTAAGCCACTTACTAACAGACAACATCTAGCAGAAGAGCTAGGAGATTTACAGGCCATGATCGATCTTTGTATCGATCACAATCTAGTAGACAAAGAAGAAGTGATTGTTGCAGCAGGTAACAAAATTGCTAAATTAAAAAAATGGTCAAATATATTTGAAAGTGGGAGTGAACATGAGCAAGATTAAGATAGCGGAACTATTCTACAGCATACAAGGTGAGGGTAGATATATGGGTGTCCCAAGTGTGTTTCTACGTACATTTGGTTGCAATTTTACTTGCAGTGGCTTTGGTATGCCTCGTGGTGAATTGAGTATGGAGGCCGCTGGTATCGCAGCCACACATTCATTGATTACACCTTTTCAAAAGTATGAAGAGCTTCCTTTAGTAAGTACAGGGTGCGACAGTTATGCAAGTTGGATGCCCGAGTTTAAAGAACTTAGTCCAATGCTCACAAGCGAAGCAATTGCAGATCGCATTATGGAAATTCTTCCACAGGATCATTGGGAATACGAACATTTGGTTATCACAGGCGGTGAGCCATTGTTGGGTTGGCAACGTGCTTATCCAGACTTGATCAATAACACTAAGATGCGTGGCCTAAAAGAGATTACATTCGAAACGAACGGTACTCAGAAACTTACTCCGGAGTTTAAAGAATACTTGAGAAAATGGAATAGTGTAGTGGGCAGAGAACTTACATTCTCAGTAAGTGCTAAACTTCCAGCAAGTGGTGAGACATGGGAAGAAGCTATTTGTCCAGAAATTGTGTGTGAGTACGAACAAGTAGGCACAGCTTATCTTAAATTTGTAGTGGCAACAGAACAAGATATTGCAGACGCAGAATGTGCTGTAGGTGCATTTCGAACAGCAGGATTTAAAGGACACGTTTACCTAATGCCAGTGGGTGGTGTAGAAAGTGTTTATACACTCAACGCAAAGAATGTGGCACTGGCAGCTATGAAACGTGGATGGCGTTACAGTGATAGACTTCAAGTGCCATTGTTTAAAAATGAATGGGGTACATGATGAGACGATTTGTAGAAAAATTATTTGGTATTGACAAGATAAAAGCTGAAACTGCGGCAGCAGTACAGTTAGCAGAAGAGTCAACAAAGATTGCCAAAGATGCAGTTGCGGCTGCGGAACGTGCTAAAGAAGCAGAAGAAACTGCTAAACTATCACCAAAAGATCGTGCTACCAAATTAAAAGAACCCTGGGTAGGGGTGCTTAATACTCACATCAACAAAGATAACATACGTAATGGCTTTTTTGAGCTTGACTGGAACGAGCACTTTGTGTTAAAATTAAAGCAAGAGGGATATGGTTTTGACGGTGACAAGGACGAAGAAATTGTAGATCGTTGGTTCCGTGAACTGTGTGCTAATGTGGTGGTTGATGGTGATTTTGGTGGCGCTGTAAATACTGGCGTTATTGATATCAATTCTGTTAGAAAAAAGAATCTATGACATATATTTTAGTTGATACTGCAAACACTTTCTTTCGTGCAAGACACGTTATCAACGGTGATGCTGACATTAAGTTAGGCATGGCTTTTCACATTACACTAAACAGCATTAAAAAAGCCTGGCAAGATTTTAGCGGAACCCACGTAGTGTTCTGCCTCGAGGGGCGCAGTTGGCGTAAAGATCATTACAAGCCTTACAAGGCACAACGAGCTGCTAGTCGTGCCGCACATACAGAACGCGAAGCAGAAGAAGAACGAGTATTTTGGGAAGCATTTGACACATTCAAAGAGTTTGTAACAGAAAAAACTAACTGCACAGTGTTACAAAATTCACGCCTAGAAGCAGACGATCTTATTGCTGGATGGATACAGACACATCCAAACGACAATCACGTGATTATCAGCACTGACACAGATTTTGTACAACTGATTGCCCCTAACGTAAAACAATTTAATGGTGTTATGGAAACCACTATCACACATGAAGGTATATTTGATGCAAAAGGTAAGAGAGTCATTGATAAAAAAACTCAAGAGCCAAAAGTCATTCCAGACCCCCAGTGGTTACTCTTTGAGAAGTGTATGCGAGGCGATACCTCAGACAACGTGTTCTCTGCATATCCAGGAGTACGGGAAAAAGGCACAAAGAATAAGGTTGGTCTCCGTGAGGCCTACGGTGACCGAGACTCAAAAGGCTATGCGTGGAATAATCTCATGCTTCAGCGTTGGTCCGACCACGAAGGTAAAGAACATCGTGTGCTAGATGACTACGAACGTAATCGTATTTTAATTGATCTCTCTGCGCAGCCCGAAGAAATTAAAACTATCATTACAGAAACAATTGCTGTGGCCACAGGTGCAAATAAAAATATCAGTCAAGTTGGAATTAGATTAATGAAATTCTGCAATCTTTATGATCTTAAAAAGATTGCAGATCAGGCGCAGGCCTATGCAGAACCACTAAATGCGAGATATATATTATGACAGACTTACACGCTAAACCAATTATAGAAAACAAATTCTGGATTGTAGAAAAAGATGGAACAAAATTTGCCACTCTTAGAAAAAACGAAGATAATAGATTTGTTATGAGCAACGAATTAGGCGTAAAAATCTACGACACAAAAGAAAGCCTTACTAGACAATTTGGTAAAAATTTCTTTGTAGCTAAAATTATCAAAGAGGCCAACGATGCATTACCTAACGAAGTTCACGGTTATGCCACAAGTGCCGAGCCGCATAATGCAATGTATGATATAAAAAGAAAGTTACCGTTGTTTACAAAAAGCGGCGATAGCAAGAGTTTGTACTGTGCAGGCTTTTATGTGATACGGTTTGATAAAGGATGGGTAAAAAGTTTTTGCCCAAAATTAATAACATTACAAAGATACGAGTATCAAGGTCCATTTCAGTCCGAAGTTGAAATGAAACAGGTTTTGGCCAATGTCTCCAAATAACATACCAAATACCTTACCAGGTGTTGAAAGACTTATTCAGCGTATAGCAGTTGCAGAACGTGGTCAGCAAAAAGATATAAGATTAACAATTCAAGAAGCAAGAGAGCTTACCCAAGAATTGGCTGTGATGACTGCTAAATTAGGAAAAACTGTTCAGGAAATACACGCAATGCTGGTGGAAATACGTGAATCTACTACCAACATCAATGTTAAATTTGATGGTGGCAACTTTACTTAGACATAAATATATACGTGCTTTATAATAACACGTATAGATATGAGTCGACCTAAACCCAAAGTTATTCTTGAATATACCAACAAGGAAACCTACAAAGTTGAGCAAATTCTCGACAGTGATGCCATCTGGGCTGTGTTTTACAAAGACCAGCCTTTTAATTTAAAAAGCGGCAGTATGGTATCCAGTTATCCTGGACCCAAGTACAAAAAGGTCAGCTTTAGTAATCCGGGACACGCAAGAAATTTAGCCAAGAAACTCAACAAACTGTTTAAGACCACAGACTTTGCAGTGTTTAAATTGAATGCCGGAGAACGAGTAGACTAAATGGATTTAAAGGATACCTATACTTCGGTATTCCTCAAAGCCGCGGGTCAACCCTTTGATGAGAATATCATAAAAAAATTCCGCAGCGCCTGGTGGCAAAATGTTAGGGGTAAGGATCACGGCGGTCTAAGACTTACAGATCAAGGTCTAGAATTTATAGAAACCTATTCTCAAATCAAAACATATAAAGTTGAAATATTGAAAGAAATTAGTATAACTCCTCAGATACTAGTTTGGTTAGATCAATTTATTGAATCTCCGTATCACCTAACCAAGAAACACATTATTGTTTTGAAAGAAAAATCTGCATTTGAATTATATCTGTTTCACGGAGATGTAAGAAAAATGGGTTATGCCAAAGCAATGCATCAAAGGCTTAGCCAAGAATCCTGAACAATTTATTTGTTATCTATAAATATTTTCACAATGATCGAATATAATCCTTTAGAAATTTTGAAAAAAAGATCGCTTCAAGTGATGCCTCCACATTTTGGAAAAATTAAACTTGCAGATATAAATTTTCTTACACACGAAATTGAAGACTGGATTCGAATCAAATTAAAAGGTAGATATGCTGTCGTGAAACTTTCAAGTATAGAAAACGATAGCAAATTGAAATCTGCAATGTTTGCAGGATTTGAAGATCATAAAGAACTAACATATTTTATGTTAGCATGCCCATATCTAAGGAGAAACTAATGGACCAAGAAGTAACAACAAAAGCCCCAGAGCAAGAGCAAACTCAACAATCACCGAGTGCTGCAAGTGCCGACCTTAATCTCAGCGATCTAGCTTCGTTGCGCAGTATTCTAGAAGTTGCCAGTAGTCGAGGTGCGTTCAAGGCTGCAGAATTAGAAGCAGTAGGTAAGGCTTACAACAAGTTAAATACCTTTCTAGAATCTGTTGCAGCCAAAAAGGAATAATATGAAAAATCTCAAACACGTAGGTAAGATAAAAAACACAGGATCAAAAGTTCTTGTGGTTTTTAGAACGTTACCCGGTGAGTCAAATATGGCATTGGTTGTACAAACATCTCCGTTGCCAGACCAATACCACAATGCAATTATTGATCTTGTGGATCAAGATGTTGCACAGGATGCATGGGAATTTGGAGAAATACTTTTTACTCGCCCATTCCCTGATGGACGTCCTATGTTACAGGCGCTACAGGCAGATAATCGTATGATAAAAGTGGCCACTGATAGTATTATCATGACCCCTACTCCAAATTCAGAGATTTCACTGCATGAACTGAATTCATTTATTGCAGAACAAAAAAATTGCGCAATAGATGACTTGTACACATTTACCAAAGGTGCTCCAATCAAGAAAGAACCTGCAACACCAGTTCAAGATACTGCCAGTGCAGCTGCCTCAACCAATGAAGTACTTACTGATCGTGATATAGCTCGTAATTTTAGAAGTCAAGCAGATGCCATGTACAAAGAAGCAGCTAGACTGAGAAAACAAGCAGACGATTTAGATCCGCCAGCAAAGAAAGCTACCAAATCTAAAGAAACTGAAAGTGCCTAAACATTTATTTAGGCCACCCAGTCATTTGATTAAAGAATGGCCGGAAGTTTTTGAAGATATGTATATGAACACCATGCCGGTGGCATATTTAAAAAGCGTCCGGTTAGAATTTAACAATGGTAGGATATGGGAAATAGATATTCAAGAGCAACTTGGTAATGCAACTAATGATATTGTTGCTGAAAAACTCTTGGATACATTTCAAGAATACAAAGAAGAAATTACCAAAGTTGATTTTGCTATAGATATACAACGGCTAAAACAAGATATAACTGACAAAACTAACAAACTGCTTTAGACGGTTTGTTATGGTAATTGTTTACAAGCGTTATAAAATTCCATAAGTTCTGGAAATGTGTTTTTAAAGTTTGTGCCTCTACGGCGATCATGCTCATCAACAAATTTAACAAAGTCTTTTCTAAATTGTTCTTTTTCTGGGTATCCGTTTTTTATCTTAGATTCAAATACAGTAAGTACACGCTGTAATTTTTCTACCTCGCTTATAAAAAATCCCATACGATCTTCTTCATTTTTATCGATGTTGTCTTTCATAAAATCAATCTGTATTTGTATCTTAGTGATAAACTCCTCCGATAATAATCCCACAACTTGATGAGAAGGATAATTTAGATAGGGGATATCTATGTACACAGAATGATTGTTGTTTATCCGAGGACTACAATGTTTTCTTTTCAAGACTAAAATATCTTCTAAGAACTGTTGATAACTGATTACACTAAGTAAATTGTAAGTACTCATGATATGAATTTGTGAGTCTGGAACAGAGCTAAGATAACGATCGCAATTTGATAACCATTGTTTATAATCCATGCCGTAACGTATGTACTCGGCTTGAGCTCCATATGCCTCACAGCTGGTGTAAACCATTATGTTCTTAACAGCTTTCACTGTTTGTATTTTCTGAATTTTTTCAATAAACTCATCCATTAGCTTTTCTGGAACACATAGATTGCTGTTTATGCCTAGCTCTAGTTCCGGATTTGGATGTTCTATAATATAGTCTAATACTCTAAAGGTATGTTTAGTCATTAACGGTTCACCACCGGTAATTCTAAATGTATGAAGAGTAGGGTAAAGTTCAGGCCACCATTGCCAAAATGCTTCTACATATGGATTTAGATCACGCTCCAAAAAAGGCATCTTGTTCTGTGTCTTAATCCATTCTATATTGTTAAATTTCTGACTAGTAGGATATGCTCCAAACTTTTCAATTTCTTCCATCCATTTGCTACTGACATCTGGGCTACAATAACTACATTTAAAATTACATACATTGCTGAAACTAATTTCTAAATAGCTTGGATTAACATGATTCAGTCCTTGTAGATCAGAAATCCTATCCTTACTCCACGGTTCATAACTCTTTAACACTCTATCACTGAGCACATCACCGCGATCTTCTACTTGCCAGCAATATTCACATTCTGTAGGACGTTTGCCGTTGAGCATATCTAAACGCTGTTCAATTTTAAAAGACGTGTTATGTAACGCACTAGGACTGCGTTTGATTTCTTCTAAGGGTATTAGATGTGTTCTTGGATGATGACAACTATGAGTATGACCCGACCCTAAGTGAATAGTAACCTGACTCCACTTGGCTACACAATAGCTAGGACTGATAGAGTCAAGAATTTTTTCTTTAAAATCTATTCTTTTTTGACGCCATTTCATATGATTATTTAACTTCTGGTTGAGATTTATTTTTTTGTTTGTTGTTCATAATATTCTTTTAACCAATCAAAATCATTAATCTTTTTTAGTGCTTCTAAATTGTCTTTATTTGCACTGCCATATTCTTTACCCGCTATTGCTCCGGCAATAGCTTCTTGTCCAAACGGTCGATCAGCACCTAACGTACACCATACATCGAGTCTATGCAACGTTTCTTCACTTTTTTGTCTATCAATAATTTTACTAGATAATTTACAACATTCTCTAAAGGCTGATTTCCAAGTGTTAAACGAATCAGTGTTAAATGCTGTGATGTTTGATATAGACTTAACTGCTCTAAATTTACTAGATATACTAGTTGTCATGTCTGGCTTAGATACATCCATACCTATAGCCATTGAAGTCGGTAATAATTTAACTCCTCCATACCCGTAGACTAGATCATTGACGGGATTTTTACTGCGCCAAACGTATACAATATCTTGTTCGTAGGCAGATACCTTGTGATCAAAATTAAAATCTTCAACAATTTCAGCATCGCCGTCAACCACCCAAAACATACAGGTTTTTGCTAGTTTGGCGGCAGCTATGTGAGCTTGATGTATACCTTTAATTCCATGCACTCTTTTGGCTCTTGGAAATTTTAATTTTAAATTAACAAAATTAGCATCAGCTGTTGGCTCATTATAACTGATAAACACTATATCATATGGTTCAGCGTTCTTTGGTTTGCTAGCAACTATATCTATTTTTTTATGATTTATATAAAATCTTTTTTCAAGTTCTTTGTTACTTACGCCTGAATGTTTTGAGAATAATGCTACACCATCAAAATGATCTGCATTTTTAAAAACATGAATATATTTTTCATCCCATTTTGTAACAATATAACCAAAATCAAAATCATCTAAAATAATCACATCATCCCAAACTACCCAAAATAATTTAGTGAATGCTCTGTTGACAATATCTGAGAAATTTTTTATATTTTCAATTTTTTGAGATAATGGAAATCTTTTGTTAAAAGATAGCCAATCATCGTCATCAATGGAGTTTTTGCTTACATAAAAAATATCGTAGATCATTTTAGATAGGTGTTTGTTAAATTTATTGTTTCGTTATACAAGTCTAAGGTATACTTGCTTTGTTTGGGATCTAGATAAGGATAATCAAACCCTAACCCGTTCTTGATGCGGTATCCTAAATCCTGTATATCGTGTTCAAGATTACTGTGATTTATATTTTGCTCATAGACATTTCTTAGTATTTCAAAGTCACGTACATCAACATAATTCCAATCTGTACAGTTAGTCATCCATTGTCCTAGTCTCGCTCCGTGGATAGCATATAACCCGTTTTCTTCGTGGGCTCCGACTGTGCTCCATATCTTTAGTCTATGTAAGTTGTGCCACCATACTCGTTCTTTTATCTCGTCGGCCGGAATACGTACTCCGTCTAACAAGGTCATTTTCACCCCTTCGCGGAATCCTGCTCTCCATGCCTGAAAAGGTGAGCCTGTGATAACCGTTTCACTATAGCATTCTTTGAATTGTTGATATCCATGCTCCCAACAAAAATCTACCTGACCACGATCACTGTCTGAGTTTTCGTGTGTTTTCATATTTAGGATGAAATCTTTACGCCAAATTTTAAGTCCGCCATTGCCATATCGTAATCCATTGATTTTATTACGTGCTAACCAGCTGACTACTTGTAAATTTTTTTGATCAGGATCAAACTCTGTGTTAAAAAATTTTGTGTCAACGATGTTGTCTGCATCTACAGTAATAACCCAATCTGTTTCTGATTGTCTTGCAGCTTCTTTATGTGCTTCGTCGCTGCCTTTTATTCCGTGTACTCTTTTAGCCCAAGGAACTTTGTTGCATAGATCTGCATAATGCAGATCTGCATTAGGCTCATCATAGCTTAAAAATACAATATCTAATTCTATGATTTTCATATTTTTTCAAAAACATAATTTTTTAATATTCTTCTTGTAAAAATACTAAATCGATTGTGGGAGCCTGTGTAGATAAACTCTTTGGAACTTTCTTCTAAATCTTTTAGTTGAAACGCTATTATCTGGAAAAGATTATGTGGATCATTATAGGCTGTGATGAAAAACTGCATTTCAGTGTTGCCTGCCCATTGAATCTTTCTAGTCTTAATCGAACTATGCAAAACAAAAATTATTTTATTTTCTAATTCATTGTATTGAATTATAACATCATTTTTTTGATTGCCTACATATTTTTTATCAATTACTCGGTGCAGCACATCGTCAATTTTGACAAGACTGTGTTTGGTAACAATTTCAACTGTTTCAGAATCTATATCTACAAAACAAAAACTCATTTGAATTATTCCGTTATGTATATCTTCTGCTAGCTCTCTATCAATTTTTATTTTATATTGTTTATCATGAGCAGCAGGATCGGGATAAATTCCAGTGACTTCACCAGTAGTAGGTTCAAAAATTGCCCAGTATTCTACCTGTGGTGCAATATACTGCTGTAACCAACTGTCAAAATCAATTATTTCTTCCATAATATTTCCTCTAGAATGCTGATGATTTCGTCGGTTACGTAATTTTTTTCGTTGTAATGAACAATATCTTGTTGCTGATAATTTCCAATTTTTAATTTACCTTGCAGATCAAAATAAAATCCAACATGATCAGAAACTTTGTCGGCAGGCCAAGGCCAATTTTGTATCATTGGTTTTAAATGTACCACTCTAGGAAATTCTAAATCATAACTGATATCATCTTGAATGTCTAAAATTTTTGCAGCTAAACTAAATGCTTCGTCGGTACCTACCACTTTTGGAAGATAATTTCCTAAGAATAGATTTTTAAATTCATTAGGATTTTTTAAAATATGTCTACCTAATGAAAAGAATTCTTCGGATAATTTAGAATCTTTTTTAAAGAATGTGTAAAAAGAATATAAATTGGGGAGATCGTTATGTTCAAATGTTTTTCTATAATATGAATCTTTTACAGTCTCTCCGCGATAAGTATATGCCTTGTTGGGAATATATAATTCAGAGTTCTCAATAAAGTACTTAACCCAATGACTGTAGTCTCTAAAAAACAACATGTCTGCATCTAAGCATATGGTGTGATCCCAAGGGCTTAGTTTATCCATCCAACTTCGACCATCCCAAAAAGTTTCTTGATTCCATTCAATAACGTTATTAAACACCCAAGGACTTTTTAGTTTTTCAACATCTTTAATATTATCGGTTACCAATGCTACTTTGTCAAATCCTTTTCGCTGAGTATTTTTAATGCTTAGTGCTAAAGCATAGGCCAATTTCAAATAGTCAACTGAATCGTTTTTAGAAACTACAATTAGGTATCCAAAAGTCATAGTATCTCCAAAAATTCTTTTGCAGTTCTAATTATACTTTGTTTGTTCATTACATGGACGTCTAGATCTTTAATGGATGCAATGACCACTTGATCTTCACTCATATTGTCATTTAGGTAAACACGCAATTGATTTTTACCAACAGAATGAATTAGATCTTTATCTAACAGTGTTAATATCGGAGGGAGATTTTCAGCTCCGGTATCGAATCCATTAAGCATATGTTTTGCTATGCTAAAAGCAATGTCATTTCTGTATTGTTTAGGATTAAATCTAAATAAATCTGCAAAATAATTATAATTTGTACGAATAACATCTACTAGATCAAAAAATATTTTAGATTCATTGTTTTTAGTAAACATCACTGTGGTTGCCCAGTATAACGGAATTCCGGTTTCAGAAACCCAAGAATCCAAAATACCTTTTCTATCTCCCCTAACATCTTGCATAGCCGGAGATAGCATTACATTTGAATTAACATCCCAATACTCATTAAGCCTGTTAGACATTATTAAAAAATCACTGTCTATTAACAATGTTCTATCATATGGAGTAAGATCCCAAACTGAGGCTCTATTTGAATTTATAAAAGGAACTGTTTTAGAAGTGTATCCATCGTTGAGTACTCGAATATTTTGAGTAACAGGTTTTTCAATTTCTATAATTTTATCAAAAATTTCTTGAGAAAGATCATAGATATTGGAAGTTTGCATCCATTCTACTGTAGACTTGTCAACTACTAAAGATACTGGAACTTGCAGATTTGTTTTTGCAAACTTTGCAGATACCAAAGACATTAAAGCATAATCAATATCTCTACTGTTGTGTGCAAATATTAATATTCCGTTTTTCATAAATCTACTAATTTTTCAACTGTTCTACTTTTTTTAATTTTTTCATATTCGCTCATATATTCAAAGCTAGCTGAAAAATATCTATCAAAAATTTCATCTCGAAATTTTACTAAGTCGTCAATGAGTACAGGATTTTCGTTGGCATCAATTAATGGGATACCAGATACTCTACCCTGATCAATACATAATTGAACAAAAGAAATTAGAGAGTGGTCGATGTGAAAAATGCCGCCGGCGGCACCATAGGTTAATTTAGCTTGTAGTTTTTCTTTTAGAAGCCTTCTTTGTATTGCAAGTGTTTGGCGATACTTGGAAAAATCCAATGCAGTTTGTAAACGGTCGTCCATAATCATCCTCAGTTATAGTAGCATATTATTTATATGCTGCTGTGATTGATGAAAAATTATGTTCCGCCGATTGCGGTGATTGAATATGTAGGTCTAGTAATAGTAAAGGTTCCAGATGGAACTAAAGATCCTGTGGCTCTTTTTTCAGTAACTGTTACTGTTAATGTTCCGTCAACAACGTCGTCGGGGCCCGGAGCACCTGGATCAGTATAATTGTCAACAAATCTAACTCGAATAAACACAGTGGTAGCTGTACCAGCAGAATTATCTGCAACATCACACTTGGCATCTAAATTATAACTATTTGATGCATATGGAGCAGATGAAGATAATGTATAGAAATTTTGATAAGAGTTGGTTAATTTGTAAAAATTTTGACCGTTCATTGGACTAAATCCAGCAGATGGCGTTTGACTGCCAAATGACTGCATTCCAGCAGCTGTGGTTAAATTAGACCAATCACTATTTTGAGCAGTAGCAGCTCCGTTGATTCGTGAAGATTGTATTCTAATCTGTCCGCCGCTGTTGAAAAACCAACGGCATAAATTGGCATTGGCAAAAGTTGCTGTGACTTCGCACACAACTAAACTATTCCATTGAGTAGATCTAGTAGAGCTTACTGCACTTTCAGTTAAAAATCTACCTGAACCTATATTGAATCTGTTTGATACGGCGGTAGTGATTAGGCCACTGTACTGTGTATTATTGGTAAAAGAAAGAGTCTGACCTTCATTGATATCGGTAATTGTTGGTGCTACCCCATCTTGATGTGTTCGAGAATTAACAATATCAAATCTCAAAAGATCCCAGTCGTTTTGACTGATTTTTTCATGGTTAACTTTAGCGGAACTTTGCAAAGTTTGACCATATCCATAGGTGGCCGAACCGTTGCCAATAATATCAATTATGTTAGCACGTAGATTGTTGTAGTCTGTGGTCTTTATAAGATCATTAACAGCCATTGTAGTCCTTAATCCTTTTCATAAGACTATTTATACAGGTGTTAAGAGCCAGATATGCCAGAGATGGAGTAACCGGGTCTTGTTATAACAAACGGCCCGGTGCCTAATGGTTGTAGTGTGCCAGATGCTCTTAATTCGTCTACAGTAAGAGTCAGTGTACCATTAACGTTATCTGGAAAACTTGGGCTGCCGCCACCACCATATGTATAGGTATCAGTATAGGTGACTCTAAAGGTCAAAGTGGTAGCACCACCTATTGTATTATCAGCCACATTAGAAACTACTTCAATTCTATATTGATTTACTGTGTACGGGGCACTTGAGCTCAAGTTGAAAAATGTTTGATAGCTATTTGTTAAATTATAAAAATTTAATCCTGCGGTATTTCCGCCAAATGCCACTGTGCCTGCAGTATCTAGTACATTTGACCATGAAGAATTTTGCGGACTTGCTGTACCACCTGTTCTAGAACTTGCGCATCTTATCTTGCTGCCGCTGTTAAAAAAATAGCGAGCTTGATCGGCCGTGCTAAATGTCACTGTTACTGTGGCTGTAAGACTAGAATTCCATGCTGTGGTTCGAGTGGCCGACGTGGCCGACTCAATGACAAATTGTCCAGTACCTATATTAAATTTATTTGCAATTGCAGTATTTGCCTGAGTGTTATATTGATTGTTAGGATGTCCTGCGCCGTATCGTACAGGTTGACCCGAAGTGGCAGTAACAATTGTTGGTGATAATCCATCTTGATGGAGTCTGGCATTAAATATGTCAAATCTCAAATTGTCCCATTGCGCTTTTGTCACTGTATTGCCAAAGGCCACAGAAGAACTCAGCAGTGTTTGGCCGTAGCCTGATTGGCCGTAGCCTGTTCCCATAATACCAATAATTTTTGTTCTTATTGTATTATAGTCTACTGCTTCAATTATTAATCCTGTACCTGCAGCCATTTTAAATCCTTATAATATTACAGCTTCAACAAGTTTTACACTTGTATCGCTATTAGATTCTAATGCAACTGCAAACACTTCACTAGAATGATGAACTGCTACAGAAGCACAACCTTCATTGGCTGCTATTAAATTGTCGCCTTTTTTCACTAAACCCATTACCTTTACTGGAACACGACCTTTAAGAGCAATATAAGTGCCGCCTTCTAAATCTCGATTCATCATAAATGCAGGATTAGCACTGACCACTCCAATGGCACGTTTACCCCAAGTGCTGGCAGTGACTTCTTTTTCGCCGCCGACAACTACCACTGTTCCGGTGTCGTATTCTCGATCTGCTAGATATTTTTCTGCTAAATCGGCATATTGTGCTGAGGTAGCAGTTCCATTAAGTATGTTACAATAGATGTTTGCACTAGCATCTCTTGCCACAATTGTGTTTGCTGTTGATGTATGTACAGCAGTTCTGTAAGCACTGTTATACAACAACGTGTTTGCCTGTGTAGCTGTACCAGTGAATTGATTGGCCACTAGGTTACCACTGGCATCTCTTAGAGCAATGGTATCAGCAGCAGCAGTAACGTCTTGTATTTTATTATTCAATTGCAAGGCATTACTGGCTGTTCCATTAACAGATCCTACATATACCGCTGTGCCTGCACCTGCACCTGAATTTAATACGGTGACTCCTGTGGACGAAATTATATTACCAGTCAAAGATCCGTTGACTGCTCCGATCACGTTGCCTGTGACATTACCAGTGACATTGCCTGTGACATTGCCAGTGAGAGCGCCATTGAATGTGGTAGCAAACACAGTGGCCCATCTTGCAGATGTAGCACCTAGATTTCTTGCATTGTTTGCTGCCGGATAGATAGCATCTGCACCAAATACATAGTCTCTGTCGCCTCCGGATGTCACAATTCTTACAGTGATTGTTTGAGATCCAGAAGATCCCAGTTGATTAGAAATAATAGGTTGGTCGCCGGATTCAACAAATACTTTTAAATCATCAGTGTCACCTAAAGTGTAACCAACGTCATAAAATTTTGCCCCACTTGGAAACAGTGCATTGGTATTTCTTAGATATTCACTGGCTGCAAAACCTCCTAATTTAGCAGCATTAGAAGCTGTGCCCCAATGAATATGATCATCTGTGGTTACTCCGGTAGACGGAGTATTAATCAAGGTAAGACCTTTCTTGATTTCACTAAAACCAGTAATAGGATTCACTGACGGATTTAATGTAAACGCAGTCTTGCTCATTATATATTGCGTATCGCTGCTAACAGTGAATTTGATAATTGTGTGATTTACATTGCTGACATCTTTTACTACCACTACTTCTACAGCAGTGGCACCGGGATCTTCTGCTATTTGAGGACCTACCAACACAAAAGATGTACCATTAGATACATACAGTTGCTCAGTGGTGGTGTCTAACCAAAAATCTCCAGCAACAAGTCCGGACGGTGCTGTTGCACTAACTTCAGATCCGCCAGATGTTCTAAATCTAGATCCATCATAGAATTTAATCTTTTTGTTTGCGCTGTCAAACCAAACTTGACCTAGTACAGCTCTTGGTGGAGCAGAAGTATTGGCAAAATTCTCTAAAAGGTGTAAGAAATTTTCGTTCTGTACTTCGCCATAGCCTGCGTAATTTTTACCTAAGAAGCGTAGATCAGTAGTGGTATCAATGGTACCGTCTTCTACTGAGACTAAAAACGTGCCATTAAATTTGTCTACTTGATATGCCATCAATCTACTCCAATATTATTCTATTATTTATCTGAGTAGATTTATTATAATCTACCCACAGCAACTTCGATTATGCCTTCTATGCCATTGAAATTGTCAAGTGCTTTGCCTATTACAGTGCCCATTTGCGGAGTTTGGGTAGTTCTAGCAAACCCGTTTCCACCACTAATCAACATATCGCCCTTTCTTATTGGGCCTCTAACTTTACAAGGTGTTCTTCCCTGTAATGCTACAGCTGCCACGTATGTGCCTTGACATTTACTGTTCATTAGGTATGCAGGATTTGTGGTGACAACTCCAGCAACTCTGTTGGTACCATCTTGTGCAAGTGTAACTTCAAATTCACCACCAAATTCTAGCACTGTACCTGGGGCATAGTCTGCATCTGCAACATAGTTTTCGGCCAAGTCAGCATACTGTGCGCTGGTAGCAACACCGTTAAAAATATCTGCATATACGCTGCCAAATGTTCGGCCTGGGAGCCCTATATTGCATTTGCTAGAAACATCTCCTACAAAAGTAGGGTCCGATGTGCCGCCGGCGGCAAGTGCTACAGAGCTTGAAATAAACTCAAAACTTGCTTCATCGCCAGTTTGAAATGCATCATTGATAGTGATTGTAAGGCCTAGACCGTTAGTAATAGCTAGAGTAGGAGCATTTCCATTTATAAACAAATGTATTTCTCCTGCATCTCCTATGGTCGCTCCTGCATCCGTAACTTCTACTCCTGCCAATGTTCCCACCGAAGTCAACGATGAATCAATTATTCCGGCAGCTAGAGTTGTTCCACTCAAGGTACTAGCTGCGGCTGTAACTGTAATATCTTGCGATCCGTTAAACTGCACACCATTAATGGCTCGTCCGGGCGCTAGTGTGCTGGCCTGTGCTGCAAGCCCGTTAAATGTAAACCCTTGTATGTTGTTGGCCACAAGATTGTAAAATGTACTGGTACCAGATATTGCAGTGACATTGCCTGCCAACGGACCTATAAATTGATCGGCAGTGATGGTACCACCGGCAAAACTACCCGTACTATCTCTAGCAACTACCTTACCTATGGTGTTGATCGACGATGCATCTACTGCCCAAGTAGTAGCAGTACTGCCGTTAAAATTACTACCTGTTAAATATGTGCCTCTAGTAAGGATAGCAGGAGTATTGGCAGTAATAGTAATATCATTGTTACCATCAAAGTAGGCGCCATTGATAAATCGTCCGTTTTGAAATCTGGTAGCAGTGGTTGAATTGCCTAAAAGATTGCCGTTGATCACGGTGTTTGTTGATAGAGTAACACCTTTTTGTAACTCATTAAAACCAATAATAGCATCTAAAGTATTAATTGTAAAAGTATCAGAACTGTGTATGGATAATACTTCATCATTGACCGATACCAATAACACTGCGTGATTTACACTGCTGATATCTCTTAAAATTGCTGCTTTGATTCTTGTTTCACCAAAGCCAGATACTCCCTCAGGTCCTACAAGCGTCCATCCTGATATAGTAGAATAAACATACAATTGTTTGGTTGAGATTTTATACCAGAGAGCACCTTCAGTCGGTCCAGAAGGTGCATTTTCCAAAGCTGTTGCAGCTCCTACAGGCACCCAATTGGTTCCATCATAGGTATTTAATTTGTTATTAACGCTGTCGTACCAGGTTTGACCTTCTAGTGCCCGAGCAGGAGGATTTGTTCCGGCAAAATTTTCTAAAAGAAATAGAAAATTTTCATTCTGTACTTCTCCGTAGCCCACATAATTTCTACCGAGTAAACCAATACTTGTAGAAGTATCTAAAGTTCCGTCTTGAAGAACAACAAGTTCTGACCCGCTATATTTGTTTATAATGTATGGCATTGATTCGCTCCTTATGTATTTAACTTAAGAGCTAAATGTCCAGACACCTGCCTGTAGTATGTAAGTTTTTACAGTTCTAAAAACGCTGATAGGTTGCGCACCAACAGCAATAGGACTTACAATTGTTTGATTTGTTATAGCAAATGCAGTTCCTGTTGGAGTAACAAATTCAGCAGTAGACGGAGCTCCAAGACTGGTGACAGCAGTAGAACTGCTATTTGCCAGTCTTGTACACAAGATTCTAGCCAATGTGCCGTTTTCGTATTCGTTTACGGGAGCCAAACTTGTTAAAATTATAGCAATATCGCCGTCGGTTGGAAAATCTGATACATCTATACTGAATGCCAATGATCGAGTTCTTACCACATTCAACACATATTTCTTGTTTGTGGCTTCTGATAATTCAGTAGCACCTAATGCGGTGCCGATCGATCCAGTATTTTCAGTAGTTTGCACAGGTGAATTTTGACTAGTAGTAATCAATCCCGTCAGCAAAGGTGAACCAATTAATACAATGTTTCCAGTGCCATCGGGTGCTAGCTCTAGATCTAAAGAACTTATGGTAGATATTCTTTGATTGTCCATAAAAATATTGTCTACTGACAAATTTATCAAAGTTCCTACATTGTTCAAATTAGGAAAAGAACTTGAAAAACATTGTGTTGAAGTTAACACTGTATTTCCAGCAATTTTATAATTTTGTCCTGCGGCTAAATTAATATTTTCTGTGCTAAACCATCCAACATTTTTATCCCAAGTAAATTCATGGTCACTGTTTCCTCTCAGAATAATTCCACCGCCGTCGGCATATTCATCAGTATTAGAAGAACTATCACCAAGACTGGCTAAAACAACATTTTTGTCTTCAATTGTCAGCACACTGGTATTGATTGTGGTTGTATTTCCTTGAACCACAAGATCGCCTACCACTGTAAGATTACCACCTACTGTGGTTAAACTATTGACAAATCCGTCATATATTTTTACTTCTCGAGTTGGTGAAATAATGTTCACTGCTGTTTCGCTGACAACTCCTTTTTGTACAGCAAAACTGAGATTTTTATTTGAAGCTGTGTTGTACAATCTCACATTGCCGGCGGCAACGTTGAATGCTCCTTCAGTACCGGCTCCCACATTAAGTCCGCTGTTGTTGGTAATAATCAACGGTTCTGCAAAATTGTTTGCCTGATCTCGACGGGCATAAAGAGATGCAATAACAGTGTCAAGGCGGTCTGCGTTGGTTGCAGTGACATTGAATTTTATACCCGCTAGTGTTCCGGCATTAAATCCGGGAATAATACTTCCACTAAAACCTTCAATGTTTAATTTAGGAGTAAATGTGTCTTTGGCAAATATTCCTAACAAAATTCCATTGTTGTATAGATAGGTTACAACACGGGATGCATTTAACGAATCTAAAATAGTTTCAACTTTGAATCCACTGAGTCCCTGTGCCTGAGAATAAGCAGGACCAAGCAAAATAAAACTAACACCGTCATAGAAGTATAGTTGTTTACTAATGTTATTAAACCATAGATCACCGGCGCCTGGTTGACTAGGCTGAGAATTCGAAATACTGGCCGAGCTTACTGGAACAAATCCTGTACCTGTGTAAACTTTTAGTTTTGCTTCGCTAGAGTCAAACCATATCTGTCCCCTAATCGGATGCTCAGGTCTACTAGTGCCTGCAAAATTTTCTAAAAGTTTTATAAAATTTTCATTTAACGATTCACCAAAGCCACTGTAATTTTTTCCTATCAAGGTAATGTCAGTTGTTAAGTCATCAACTTGACCATCAGCCACAGTAGCTAATAGTGTTCCGTCTGTTTTATTAATCGAATACGCCATTTTTTATCCTTTAGAATGCAGGAGGTCCTGACCTAATAATGTAGTTTATAGTTAGAAACGGATTCATCAATGAAAATGCGTCGCTTAACGGACTTGAAGTTTTAATGCCTCCTGAGTTAGGAAGATAATTAAATTTACCTGCTGCTGTTGGTCCTGCATCTAAAAATGCACCAAAATCAGTTGGCAAAGCGGTATCTAATTTTACAGCGGCATATTGGCCGCCAGTGCTACCTACCATATCGTGTTCGTGATCTGGGAGATTTCTAGTCAACAGTGTTTGTGTTGATGCACCACTGCCTTGACCAACATTCTGAGGTTCAGTTCCGGATACTCTTCCCATTGCTCCGCCACCGCCTTCTACATATCCACCAGTGCTGTTGGGCACTGTGATACCGTTATCCATGTTATCTCTTCCTAGCGCAAATCTACCTCTTAGATCAGGAATTCTAAAAGTATTAACTCCAACCAACGGATCATTGCCGTTATAGACTGTGCCAATGATATCGTATAAATCAGAAAATTTTCCTCTTTCTACTTCGCCGCCATCGCAGAACAAAAATCCATACGGAGCACTGGCACCTGCATAAGGCAGGATAGCACCGATGGGCAATCCTAGGTCAGCTATAAATGTATCTCTAGATTGTTTAAGTAATCCGCTGGTACTTGATCTAAAAACCAAAACAAAATCATCTGTTTTAGATCTGTTAGGAAGGGGCTCTGCTTTGCTACTGATAATAGAAGAAGAAAGTGTTGTGTTAAATGTTTTTGTGTACCCGCCCGTGCTACCGTTAAAAGTTATTGGAGCTGTTGACGCTATATCTCCCGTAATAGAGAATGATGTTGTATTTTGCAAACTAGTGGCGGTGACAGCATTACCGCTGATATCTCCTCCTAGAACTCCTTCTACAGTTTCTGCTATAATGGTCTGTGCTCTAATTGTTTTCCAACGTTTGGTAGCACTACCAAATTCAAAGGTATCATTCAATGCTGGATCAATATTCCTTGTGGTAGTGGTGCCGACTACTTCTAAAGTTGTGCCGATTAATGCATTTTTGGTTACTGCTAGTCCTCCAGCAGTTCTAATTGAACCGTTGCCGAGATTGGTAGTTCCCACTGTGCTATTAACAACCAAGTTTCCACTAATTTTGGTATTACCAATTACATCCAGAGATTCTTGTGGGCTGAGATTATTAACTCCAACTTTATTATCAAGCACTCGTAGTATTGTATTAGGTATACCATCACTGTTCAATTGAATATCAATACTGCTGCCTGCTGAAGAATTATAAATTTTAGCAGCAGTAGCTGAATTAGAAAGATTAAATGAACTGTCTACTCCAATATTGATACCTAAATTATTTCTTATATTCAATCCAAATTCAGTGGTGTTGGTAATGTCCGATCTGAGAAATTTACCACTGTCAATTACTACACCACTGACATTTAATCCGTCTGCTGATGTGGCTGTCCCGTACAGTTTGGGGGCAAATCCTCCTAGTCCAAGATCTGTTGTAGATGATAAATTCACCCCTGACCTAATTGCAAGAAATCCTGTAATAGAATTTTTTGGGGTGAAACTGTCTTTGCTGATAATTACAACTGGTTTGTCTTCTACATAAAAAGTCAAAACTACTTTGGTAATGTTATTGGTATCTATAATCTGCTCAACTAACGGACCACTTAACAGTCCTGTCGAAAAATTAGGGCCAACTAAAATCCAGTCTGTACCTGAAAAAACATATAGTTGTTGGTTTACGGTATCTACCCAAAGTTCACCAACTTTGCTTTGTTCAACAGAAGGAGCTACAACACTCTTTTGAATATCGCTGGCTGCTTTCCAACTAATACCGTCGTAGATTTGTAGTGTTCTTGTATTGGTATCAAACCATAACTGTCCTTCGATAGGATTGACTGGTTGAGACGGTCCTGCAAAATTTTCTAACAGAGCTAGGAAATTTTGACCAATAGTTTGTCCATATCCAGTTACATTTCTTCCTGGAAATGTCAAGCTGGTATCTGTGTTTGAGGTGTTGTCATACACCGTGATTGGTGTCTTATTTTCATTATCGGTAAAATTTACAATATATGGCATTTATTATACCTCTGTGAATCCAGTTAAACTCTGTACACGAATTGTATAATCAATCTGTAATAGCCTGTTCAGAGATTTTTGAACAGGGTGAAAAATCACGTGAGTTAATAATTTGCCTGTACCGCTGTCGCTGTAAGATCTTAGGCCCAGTTCATCAAAAACAAAATTACCACTCATATCTTGACTGTTGTCAAATGCATCCTGTCCGTCTGGTTCACCGTAATCTAACAAACAACTAATAATAATGTCACTGTAAGTGGCTCCACTTATATGCCTAATTTCCATTTTATTTCTAATAGGATCTGTATTTTCTGTGGCATTTTTATCCACTACCTTGGCATAAGTTTGATTATACAGACTGGTATTGACTCCTACAGTGTTTGGTGTTAGATAACTAATTAGCCCAGTTGGGTCTACTGTGGTGCCGCCGTTGCCAAACACCATTTGATAAATCCAACCCTGTCCTTGATTGCTGAGACTGTTAACCATGGCCACACTCATATTCTCATAATGAATGGCATTTCTTTTATCTTGAAATACCTCTCCTGTTTTAGGATCAAATATTTTTATGTGTCCCTCAACGTGGAACCCGCCACTTTCGTTGGGTGTTTTTTCTGGTTGTTTTTGTTCGTTGGGCATATTGAGCTCGTTGAAATTATTATTCATAGTGTATTTATTCTGGTATGATGGTTGTCTTTTGTAAAATAAAATTGCTGATTGCGGTAGCATTTTTCTGTAGAGTTTTTCCAGCTGATGCTGTTGTAACACCTCGATCATACCAAGTTCTTCCTGTTTTTCTTATTACCGTGATACGTGTTCCTGCCGGTATTGCTTTTGTTAGCCTTATATAAGAGCTTGTTCCATCCACACTAAATTCTGCTTCTATTTCTTTGCTGCCGTTGGGGCCTAGATCTTCATCAAATACATCAACAGGGTTTTTACGTAATCTAGTGCCAGCTACAAATATTTCTAATTGATCACACGGTCCGTATATCACAGGAATGTTAGGGCCGCCGGTTGCAGTGTCAATTCCACGGTACCATGAGCTTCTAATTCCTTGTGTAGGAATAAAATCTAAAGGACCAACTAATAGTGTGCTACCGTCGCTGACAAAATCCAAGCGGTGTTGTGTTTCATTATACGGAATAGTTTCTAAAGGTCCGCTGTCTGTTACAAAACTACCCGCTGCGTGAATTGCCGCAATAGAAGTTCCTAGACTACCTCTACGAAGTTGTGTAAGTACATTTCCGGACTTTTGCAAATATTCTATTCTTTCATTGTTGACATACACAATACCCGACACCGGTCGGTCTGTGGGATCATATAATTGATCGCCATCAATCACTGTGATACTTTGATCGTAATAATTTAATGCTACGGCTAGTTTAACATCATTTCTACTGTAGCGTTTGAAATGATATATGTTCAACATATCTTTATAAATTTCATATGCACTAGGAAATCTATAAATGTCATTGCCAAATTCAACAATTTTTACATCATCGTCAATAGTTGTTTCAACATTTAGATATACTACACCTCTTGGCAGAGATACACTAAAATCACGATCCTGTGTTTGTCTCACTCCATTTACATAGACCCATACATAACTTGAATTTATAGGAGTTCTAGAAAGTTGATATTGAACTTTTCCTCCTGAAAATTGATCAGATACAATGTCCGCACTAGGATATTCACTAAACCAAACAATTTCAATTATATCTTTTGTAGTGCTGTCATCATTGTTTTCCAGAGTGGCCATAATTGCATCTGTAAAAACAATTTCATCACTGTCTATTTGATAATCTGCAAAAGCTGTGACAACAATTCTAATAACATCACCTACATCTAGAATATCTGAGCGCACTGTAATAATATTAGATCCAGAATTAAGTGTATAGTCTACCACCTGAATCGTTGGATTGTTGTTGACAAATACTCGAATATCAGGATAAGTTATCGAACCTGGAAATCTTATTGGATCAACTCCGATGGTAATTTGATTGTTAGTTCCATCGTAGACTGTTAACACAGTATCAGGTCCTTTGACCTGTTGGCCATTGATGTTTATCAATAGGTTAGATACGGCTGAGGCCCTAGACAAATTAACAAATTTATCTACTACAAATCTAGTGGTCGATCCATCGTAGACAATGGTTTGATTGTTAACACGAATTATACTCTGTCCTGTAGAGTCTGTGTCTAGACCAGGTCCTAGACATACCACCTTGACTACACTGTTAGCAGCTGGGGCAATTCCAAACTGTACCAAAGTTTTATCTAGTGTATCTGTAAAATCAGCACTGTCAATAAATCCCACATCAATGGCGTCACCGTTGACTGTAACCAGTATTGATGAAGTTTGACTGAAAATTGCTTTAGTCAAAAACAATGAGGTCGCTCCGTCTGCAACAAATTCTTGATAGTCTAATAAATTTATACCTCCTAGACCAAATGCCAGTATTTCAATTATGGTGGCACTGATCGGCACATAGGCAAATACTACCTCATTGGTTTCGTAATCTATGGTATAATCTTGATATAGTTCTTGTTTGATTTTATTGATATATACAATCACTGAATTATTTTCTACTACATCAATACCTATGGCGTATTTAAATTTTACACCGTCTGAATATGCAATGGTATTTTGTATTAGAGCAGATCCTTGCGGATAGGTATGGAACACTTTGATGCTTACACTTTCTAGCACTTGACCAGGAATGTTTTCTTCAGGTGCTGGAACTTGATCTGGACTGATGAATTTATCACCGTCTATGACAATTTCTTCGGCAGTAAGACCGTTGGCTGTTTGATACGCACCACTGATATTTGATAGAGATCCACCACTCAATTTAGTATCTAAAAGATTTACATCAGTAATAGTTACTGATCCGTCACTGTCTAACTTGCGGAAGATCAAGGTATCGCCTGGTTCTACACTGATATATTGACCAATTTCAACTACTCTGGTAGATCCATCTCCTACAAATGTGGGCATCTGTGCGTTGGGATTGGTGGCATTTGAACTGTCCCAATTTTGAATCCAATTTGGATCATCTACTCTAATTGTTTTAGGGGCTGTGATTCCTGATTCTATAATGACCTGTGGATTTATAGGAGGATCTGCTGGGCCACCGAGTGTTTGTATATCGCCAGGAATTCTGGTTCCCGAAGGTTTCCAATATACAGAAATCTGTTCTCCCGCTGCAGGAATAAATGGCAATGTTACTGCAATAGTGCTTCCGTCGGCCACATAATAAAAATCACTGTTAGATTCCACGCTGTCCCAACTGTCAGTAAACCATGGAAGGGCATCCCAGCCGCCTGTGACATCAAAGGTTGTTCCTTGAATTTGTACACCACCAAAATCTATACCGGTCATTAGTTGTGCCAGTTCATTGCCCTGCATTCCGTCAGTGGGTGCATAGTAGTTTTCGATTCTGTTTATACTGTCGAATAATTCTACATTCTTTTCGTAGTTGATTTCTATTATATCACCTAGAGCTGGAGTTGTATTGAAAATTAGTTTGCCTTTGATCAAACTGTATGTATCTGTTGTGGAAGTATACAATGTGATTGCGTATTCACTGTTCAATACAATTTGATTGTTTTTAGTTATTGAAATTTTGCTCTTGTCTCTGTTAGGTGCATACTGCAATTGAAAGACTGCAGAAAATCCTGTGGCTGTAAAAATTTCAGATTTGGTAAATGTTTGATATATTCCTTGTTTGGCGACCCTATCAAATTTCACAGTGAGATCAAATGTTCTTACCGCAGTCTCACCAATTATGGCCACGGCCTTGGCAATGCTTTGACTAGTGCCGTTGCCGCCAACTAGTCTGATACTAGGAGCCTGTGTATAGCCTTGGCCTTTGTTTAGAACCTTTACAGCTACAACACTGCCATTGGCCACAAATGCTTGAGCTGTTGCTCCGGTACCGTTACCTTCAATTATCACGCTGGGAACTTCTGTGTAATCAGCGCCGCCGTTAGATACAGAAATTTCAGACACAACATATCCGTTGTTGTCAGTCCACCACTTCCAGGGATAACTGCTGAATTTGTCGCTGGTTGATCTAATAGGTAATATTCTTGAATCTTGAGTAGAATATATTGGAGGTAGATCAAAATCAGTGGTTCCCGAATATGAAGTATCCCTATCTGTGTATTTGGATATATATTCTCTAATTGTGGTTCTATAGGGTTTGATTTCTTCTATATATTCTTGGAAATTTTCTAAATTATCATTTTTATAATTTATTTTTTGCTCTAAATCTCCAACATTGTGGGTAGCGTTTAAGAAACTGGTCTTGAACGCCCAATCAATATACGGCTGCTCTACAAAAGCATATCGAATACTAGTAAAGAATAATTTATTCCATTCTACTCTAAGGTCTTCTGTGAAAATATCTTCTTTGGCCGCTTTA